ATTAAGCAGTAAGAACGCCACGAACAGAATCCAGTGCTCTCCCAGTATGTAGGACAGCACCGCCACAAGTGCTCCGGCGATTGCATTGTATCCGTCTATAATTGCATTTGCATATTTCATTTTCTTCATATACCTCACTCTCTTTCTCTGTCTGTTACTCCACTTTACGCAATAAAATAAGACCTGTTACGGTCTTGCCCTGATTTCCATATTTGTGTCCCCCTACTCTGCCAGTTCAGGCTTGCCTGACTCAATAAGCACCGCCTTAACGTCATCCTTTAGCTTCTCCGGCACTCTTGCGAACGTAAGTTTTCCGATTAAGATTCTGTATGCTAAAAACTCCGCCATATCATTCACCTCCCATCGTTGCTATGATCAATTCCTGAATGGCAGACTCCGTTACCTCCTGCCGTTCCTTCAGGTCTGATAACTCTTCCTCGACTGTCTTGCGCCCCATTTCCTCTTCTGGATACTCCACCCATTCTTCCACTTCTTCGTAGTCATCGTCATCCCATGCAAATTTGGTGATATTGTCTATAGGAGCTGCATCTTTCTTGACCCGGATTACTGTCTTGTAATACCCATCTGCCATTACTTCCACCTCCCGATGACGTATAATCTTGCGCATGCGCTGTTGTTTGCGAATCCATGTACATAAAACTCCATACTTGTGCGTGAGGTATTGACGTAACCTATACGCGCTGTTGAGTCTCCGGCTACATATGCGGTTGCGGCGATAACAGGGTTTTCGACATATGGAAACGGATGGGATAAGCTAGCGTGGTATACACCACCGGCATCTGTTGTGCCCGTACTGATACCCCAAGCCTCCGCAATCCCACTGTTCCATTTCCGGTACGCCCATATCCCACTCGTCCCCTGTGCAATTACAAAATCAGCCACTTTCACAGGTGTTCCGTCCACATCAAAATATTGCTCATTGCAGACAATCCTTTCGCTGAATCTTGCCTCTTGATAGAATTCATACCCCGGCTTATCGCTTGCCGGACCGCCGAAAGCAACGGTTTCTCCATCGTTGTAAATGTCGATCGGGCGGAGCTGTGCCGGAACGATGGCTGTCTCCGGCTTATTCCCGCCGCTGTCGGTGACGGTTACCCGGACGAAGTACACACTGCCGGTCGAGATATTCCCACCACCGATTACCGATGCGATTGTCCCGCTTGCCGCAGCCGGATTCGTGCTGCTTGCAGTGGTCCATGTATCGGATGTAGCTTTGCGGTATTCTATTTTAACATTTGTTGCTTTGTTTCCGGAATTTATGGTTGTATCTACCGACCATTTCCCACTCACCTTGATGTATGTACCATCATTGCTTGACGTTCCATTGCTGACGCACCTTACGGCTGCAAGGTCTGAAATTGTGGGCTTGATGTATGCAATCTTCCAGACCGCATACAACGTGATATCTGAATCCGCCTCATATCTGCCCCCTGCCGCATACGCGACATCGCCAGCGGAAGAGGTTGCCCAGCCCATGAAGATATAACCGGGGTTTGTCGGTTTTGCTGACGATAGGGTCAACACCGCCCCGTATACCTTCGTCTGGTTACCCGGAGCACCAGAACCGCCGTTCGCATTGTACGATACCGTATGTTCCCATACGACTGCCCCCAGCGTGTATGAACCGCTTGCCGATATGGTCGGAGGGGATACCCCAGTGTTGATCGTTGCGGAGAAGCCAATCGTTTTCGATTTTCCACTCGTCGGCATCGTGATCCGGAATGTTTTCGTTCCGCCGATGTTTGTCCAAACCCATGAACCTCCGCCACTTCCTACATTAAAGCCAGAGCTTCCACCTTGATTTTGCCCATCGCACGAAATGTTGTATCCAGCTCCTCCGGCATTATAACCGCCCCAATCGAATGCAATGTCAAACCGCACGTCCACATCATATTGGTGCGTGAGGTTGATATCGCCGACCGCCCTTACCGCGGTGACATAGATTCTTCCTGTTCCTGCCATCTTTTCCTCCTTAACCTACATACACCAAAGTCAGATGCCCGTCGCTGTTGTTTATCCATGCATAGCTTCCGATTTGGATTCGTTCAATGGTTGCCCTGTCGATGTCTGCGTCTGGCATGTATGCCTTATTGTTCCCGAAATATGCAAGCTCTTTGTCTCCCTCGTAGAACTCAAGGCGGGAGTTAGTAAGCCGGGTTTTCAGGCTGTTTCCAGTCCCGCCGAGTTCCAGGTACGGATTTACCCCGTCCGTTCCCTGCCGAACCCAGTTATCGATGACCTCTGTCTTCCCATCCACATATTCGACCGTGCTGGAGAACTCTGCTCTGACCTCGTCCTTATATTTCCCAAAGCTCGTGCGAATGTCATTCACGCTCGATATCGCTGTGTTGGCACTCTCCTGTGCATTGTTCGCCGCATCTTTCGCCTCTGTTATCTGTTCATCGTAAGCGACAAGCCATGTGCCGCCATCCCAACTCTTAAACACATTATTTACCGTGTCGTACCACAGCTTCGATGTATCGCCCGGAGCGGTTTCTGATTTAATAGCCGCATCTTTTCCATCCGACACATTTGTTACCGTAACCTCATAGAATCCTCTCACAGTTCCATCCGTACTGGATGCCTCGTACTTATACACTGCCTTGACATCCACATCAGCAGCACGCACGGATATGGTCTTGCCCGTAGCAATCCTTGCACCGTCTTTGTACCATGTAATCGTGATATTATCGGTCACATCCTTTCCGACGTCCATCACGGATGCCGTCAGGAGGGTGCTGCCTTCCCCGTTCTTGAAGACGGTCCCGTTATCGGTAAGGATTGAGCAGGTATAGGATTTATTCGCCTCAATCAGTGCGTTCATCCTTGCAATCAATGCCGGGTCTATCTGGCTGTTCATCTCCTTGAAGTTGCTGAATGTTGTCTTATTCTTCGTGGGGTCGGTAAAGCTGCGTACCTGTTCGTAAACCCTTGCCTCGAGATACAGGGTAGGGTTGTACTCTTCGTCCTCTATCGACACGGTATCCCCTATCCCGGTATCAATATATCCATCCACCTCATATTCCACCTGCGGCACACAGTTCTTCTTCAATAATGCAAGAGCCTGCCCATATAGGACTTCCGGATTTTCCGTCTCATAAGACCAGTAGTATGCAATGTATCTGTCGTTTTTGTTCATCAGGTTCGAAGGGAACCTGTCCCTCGCCTGTACCGCCCGGATAAAGCCGTCATTTTTTGGCGAACGGTATTCCACTGCTCCGTCAGAATCCAGTTCCGTCTTGTCCAGACCCGCAATTGTCAATCCGTCTTTTCCCGTCGGACAGATGGCTGTATACAGTTCTGTCACATCCGACTTCTTCCTCACACCGGATATATCCACCCCGTATCTGAGGGTGAGACCGGTGCGGTCCTCCCCAATCCCCTGATAATCGTCCGTGTGTTCCCGGTAGGCATTGATGGTAATCTGCTTTAATGAGTAATCATCGTTCAGTTCCGGAACGAACTCAATCTCCGCGGAAAAAACAGTGGCAAGACTGTAGAGCCTTGCCAGTACCGTGGACGTGCCTGTCCACTCATGGGATATTTTCTTGTCCGAGACTTCATTCAGTCCGAGGGTCAGCGTCCGTTCCGGGTCAATGACATACAGGTACTGCTCGAACGTCATGGCGGACGGGGATTTGTAGTCCCCTATCTGTTCATTCAACAGTTCGAACGATAACGAATAGGCTTCTACCTCCACATTTACCTCGTTACGTTCCACACGCATGATATTCAGGTAGTAATCCTTTTCCCGGTAGGTAAATGCTACCTTGTTTCCGACAGCCAGATGCTGCGACTCCTCCGAATGTGTGAATGCCGTAAATGAAAAGGTATTCGCACTGCCCTGTAGGTATTCGTGCAGCTCGTCCTCGTAATAATGCGCTGCATCAGGAGCGTCGTTGTCCAGAAACCCCTGCACCCTGTCGTTCGGGTCCAGTATTGCGATTCTTATGTCTTCCATTACAGATACGCCTCCCTTATTTTTGCTGAAATCGTTGGGGCGGGGTCGCTGAATTCAGAATACCCGAACTGGACGACCGTCTCACCCGGCGGAGCTGAAAAGTATCTGCAGACTTTTATTTCATCCCCCACCCGGGGCATCCCGTTCACGTAGACCTTCCTTTTTGAGCCGTCAATGAAAACCACATCCCCCTTTTGATACCGGTTCGGCACGTCCTTCCATTTCTCAACGCCCAGTATCTGCATCGATACCCTCCGGAAATAATTGCGGGTGACATACTGTGTCCCCATGTCCCGTGCCCCGAACTGCCCGATGTATATCTGTACCTTCGCCACCTTCACATCCTTAAGCTCCGGCACGACGAAGGATGGATAAGTCCCCCACCAGTAAAAGGTGATCCTTTCTCCCTCTTTCCTCATGTCGCTGTGCCCGCCATTAAAGGAAAACGGGTTTTGGGATTCCCAATAGCACGGGGTGAATTCCTTCTGTAGGGCAAGCCTCGGGTTATTCCCTCCGAGCCAGAAATCTACATATGCGGTATTCCCGCTCATATCGCTTTTGTTGATGCTTTGTGCGCAGATGCACTTATTGTGCTCGTCCAGAAACGCGATTGTCTGCGCCCCGGTCTGACCCATAAGCCCGGTCTCGAACCAGGAATTCATGTACGCATAGAAATTTTTCGCGCCGGTCTCCCCATTGGAATCCACGATGTCAAATGTTTTCATCGCCCCGTTCCAGCCGCCCTCTGCCGAGCCGGGGGTATCCAACGCCAGTACCCTGTATCCGGATACCGAGGGCGTTTTAAATGCCCCGGCGGTCTTATTGAGATTGTTCTGCCCGTTTACGCCTTTGTCATCCACCCATTTCTCATCGCCGCCCCATTCCCGGTAGTCATTGGAAGTGGTTAACCCTTCATTCCTTTTGTAAACCTCCCCGTCTGCCTCCTCCACCTTGCCAAGCTGGATTGCCCCGTGCTCACTCACAATCCCGATATAGCCATTTTCATGGTTATGGGTAATGGTGTAGTCGATTGGGGTCGATTCCGTACCGTTGTTTACGATGGTCGCTTTCAATATACCATCCCCGTCCGGGGCGGCGGTGAAGGTCTTTTCTACCGTGGAATGCGCGAGACCATCCGGGATGATCCATGTAATTGTTCCCTCTCCTAGACACCCGTCTTCATCAAAATCAAGATTTCCTGACGGAACCGCATAAAACACCCTGTCTGGTATGTCCTCAAAAATCAATGCTTTTGGTTCATCTACATTCAATACGTCCTCTAAGGCATCGTAATTTTCCTGTAGGTTTTCGAAAATAGTAAATGGCATCTTAATTGTTTTCTGCTTATATGATGTATAGCTGAACTCTGCCCCTCGGTTAATCCCTCCGGATGTTAATAAATCCGGAGACCAGTCAGCCCCCACTCTTGGAGTGAACCCCTGTAGCACATCAATATACTGATTCAGCTCTATATCATTAAATTTCACTGAATACCTCATTAACGCTCTCCTCTTAATCTTCTCTCAAGTTTCTGATTCCGCTGAATTGCATCCTGCATCGGTATAGCTGTTGCCCGCACAATTTCTCTTTCCCCTATTTTTACGGATGTTATAATCGGTCGTTCTGCGAGTTTCGACATCTGTTTCACAGCATCGAGTAATTCGTTGTACTTTTGGTCGGATTGAGTATTTCTGGCACTTCTCATAGCTTCCTTCCCTTCGATTTCAGCTACAATCCGGTCAGCTACTATACTCTGGCGGTCATCCATTGCCGCATACACCTGCATCATGGTCTCTGGAATATCAACATCCTTTAACTTGTCCATGATGGAATCCATATCCAGTGCACCTAATGCACTTTCTGATACGCTTTCCGCTGCCTTTACAACGCATTTTGTTTCATCCTCAATTCCAAGACTCAGCCCCTGTGAAAACCACTTACCTAACTTTCTCGTCTTTTTCGATGGTGAATGTTCATCCAGCCATTTCTTTGCTGCGTTAAATGCATTTGACGCAAGAGATGCACCAGCACTAATTGCATCGCCAATCCATCCGGTAATTCCGCTCACGAAACCAGAGCCAAAATTAGAACCCGCATCACTGCCGTCCTGCGAACTGGCGCCAACATTTGCATTACTTGCAAGCGACTCCCCACTTGCTTTAGATTCTCCTGCTTTACTTCCAACGCCGGATGCGTATTGTGAGCCAAATACTCCACCAGTGCCTGTCGGATTTACTGAACCTGCTCCAGAATTAGCACTGTCAGACAGCCCTTTCCCTTATCCAAAAAGGAAGTTAAGCATTCCGTTAATTCCACCACCAAATAAACTTCCAAATAAACTTCCCGTTCCAGATGGATTAACAGAGCTAGCTCCTGCGTTCGCAGCGTCTGCATTACCTCGACCCGCTGCCCTTGAATTTTCTGTTTGTGAAGATACTCCGACACCAAAAAAATTCATAATTCTAGAGCCAATTTCCTGTGCTTTTGCACCAAGACCTTCTCCACCTAGACTTTCAAGAAATGACTGTATTGTGCTTTTTCCCTTTTCATTCAGTTCCTCTTTTCCATTATCCAATCCCAGCACAGCGCCCGGCCAGACATATTCGAAAATCTCAGCCACAGCCCGTGATGGTGAATGCACTTTCAGCACTTCCTTAAGCGCATCCAAATAAGAACACCCCATCTCCTCAGCCTTTGCTGCAACCTCGTCTCCAAACTCAGAACCCTCAATAGCTCCCTTCACGGCGTTTTCAAAAGTTTTTCTCGTTTCTTCATCTACTCCATTAAGTCCTTCTATGAATCCTGCTACCGCTTCTTTTGACTCACCGGAAAGAGAACCGGAAAGACTAGCTAGCTGTCCGAGCATCGCCGGACTAATCTCACTTGCAACCCCAGCCGCCCCATCTGGCAGCTTACTTAATTCTCCAAGTGATAAAGCTGTCATATTTGCCATCTCTGTTACAGCACTATCCGTTGCGTCTACAGTTCCATTTTTTATTGCGTCTCCAAGTAGTTTCATGTTCTCGGATGCGCTTATAGCCTGCTGTTTTAGCTCTGCATCCGATACTTCTCCATGTTGTTTGAAATCTGCTTGTATCGCAAGCAAGGCATCTTGAATCTGTTGAGAATCTCCTGATATAATTGCTGCCGAAAGCCCTTCATACTGCTTTATAATTTCTTGATAAGCTTGATAATTATTCTTTGCATCCGCTGTTTCATTTGATAATTTTTTATAATTAGCAGATAACTGTTCAACTTCCGCCTGTGCTTCTTCCTGTGCAATTTTTGTTGTGCTTTGTACAACACCGTACTGCTTTGTTTCTTCCGCTGCTTTGGCGTTAATTTCTTTCAATCGTTCTTGGGAATCTGCTAGGTCGCTGCCTGCCTGCGTGCTCTCCTTTTGTAATTGCAGGTATTCTTTCAGCGCAGATGTTTTTGAGTTTACAGCCTCCTGATAGCTATCTTCCATTGCGTCGAGAGCCGCTTGCGCTCTCTTGGTTTCTATCAACTGATTAATTGAATCGACCTGTTCCCTGTAGCCTTGGACAATTCCATCGTTAAGCTGCATCTCTATGCCTAACGCCTGGGATAATTGACCTGTAATATATTCAGCCCTTGCTTCATATCCGGCTTTAACCTTTCCATTTTGGTCTGTTATCGACTGCAACTCAACCCATAGGGCTTTCGTTGTGTTGATTTCCTCTGTAGCGGTTTCAATACTCTGTTGTCGTGACTCCATTAATTGAGAGACCTTGTCTGAAGTTTTATCTGCGCTGTCACAAAGATTTCTCTGTTCCTTTGACAGTTTCGCTGTAGCCTCTGCTTGCTTATCAGCCATCAGATACAAAGTGCCAATTCCTGCTGTCAACGTCGCAACCGCAGTCACAACCAGTCCAATCGGGTTTGCTTCCATTGCAGCATTCCAAAGAGATTGCGCCGCTGTCACGATAGATATTTTTCCAGTTAGCGCCCCAACGACAATCTCATTTGTTTTTAAGGCACCGCCGAGAGCCAGTTCCGCAAGCTCCGCCTTTGTACCTGCCGCTGTCAAATCGCGTGTTATATTCACAACTCCAGATATAGCCTTTGTTACTTTATTGAAAGCAGACTTTGAGTTTTCTACCTGTTTATATCCTTTGAACGCGGTAAAAGCTGATGCCGCGGACGCTGCAACCAATCCGAGATTTTTTCCAGTAAAATCCAGCGCCTTCGTAAGAGCTGGCAATGTAGCCTTTGCTAAGCCTCCAGTAACATTGCCAAAATTCTGCATTGTGTTGGTTGCAATTTTCACCGCTGAATTCAATCCGCCATCTTTGAACGATTCCGATATTTCTTTTACAGCATCTTTCACAGGGTTGCGTACCGATTCCGGCAATAAGTCAGCCAGCCCTTCTGCCAATGCCGTTGCTATGCTTCCTGCCGCTCCGATTAATTCGCCCCGGTTATCATAGATTCCATCCGCAAATGATTGGATAAAGCTCACCGATGCGCTTACCATCTCTGGTGCGTGCTGTGCGGCATTCACTGCAACATCCGCGAAGATATCTCCTGCGGCATCCACCGCACCTTTCAATCCGCCAGCACTAAACGCGTCACTCAACTGTTCCACGTATCCAATCCCTTCGTTTACGGTGTCCTTCAGGGGGTCTCTCATACTGTCATAAAAACTAATTCCGAGGTCAGATACATTATTTTTCAATATCCGCAAGCGGCTTTCCAGTGTCTCATAACGCTGTCCTGCCTCTTTTGTCAGAGCGTTATTCTCATCCCATGCTTGCGTTGCAATGCCAAGAGACTCAGACAATAAATCGCCTGCACCTGACAATCGAAGCAACGCGTCCCTCTGACGTATTTCTGTAATCTCCATGTCAGATAATGTAGCGATTGCACTCTTCCCGCGTGCATCCATTGTCCCAAGCCCTGTTATGAACGCCACCAATGCTTGCGAAGCATCTTCTTTAAATGCCTGCTGGAACTGTTCTGCACTCATTCCAGCCACATCTGCAAACTGCTGTAGGGAATCGCCGCCATTCTCGACCGCAAGCTGCATCTTAGTCATAACAGTGGATACGGCAGAGCCTCCGGCATCCGCATCGATGCCGACACTTGAGATTGCTGCGGAAAGTCCGAGAATCTTCGCCTCGCTCATACCGACCTGCTTGCCCGCTCCTGCAAGCCGCAACCCCATTTCCGTGATTTCCGATTCAGTCGTTGCCAGATTATTTCCCAACGCTACAATGGTAGAGCCTAAACGTCCAAAGTTTTCTTGTGGCATCTGTGTGATGTTTGCCAGTCTTGCAAGGGACGTAGCCGCCTCTGTTGCGCTCATGTTTGTGGCAACACCGAGGTCGGACATTACACGGGTAAAACTCATCAGATTTTCATTTTTTATTCCAAGCTGTCCTGCTGCCTCTGCCACTTCCGCAATCGAGGATGCGGACTGCGGGATTTCCTTTGCCATATCCCGGATTTCCTGCCGGAACTGAGATAGCTCCTCGTCTGATGCATTTACGGTCTTTTTCACTCCGGCAAATGCGCTTTCAAAGTCGATTCCTGTCTTTATTGCATACCCTGCCGCACCTGCAAGCGAAGCGGATACGGCACTTACTGCAACCGTAACACCTTTTAATCCGGTTTTTGCAATGCCTGCAAACTTGGACATTGCTTTTTGACTTGCATCATTATCAAGACTTGTTGATATTCTAATTGTTCCGTCTGCCGCCATTTATTTCACCTCGCTCAGTCCGCGGTACCGATTCTTTATATATTCGCGCCAATCTGCATTTCTCTGTGCCAGTGATACTTTGTTCTCCGTGGAAGTCAAATCATTCAGGCGGTATTTATTCTTCATCTCTGTGATGTACATCCGCTTTTCTTTTGGCATTCCGATTGTACTGACCTGCCGATAGTACATGATTTTGCTCATTTGAGTCTCTTCGTTGAGCGACTCGAACATCGAGCAGAACTTCCACCAATGCATGTATTTCACCTCGCAAAGGTCAATCCCGTATTGTTCCAGAAAAGCAGCATACAAATAGGGAGCGTCCTGACAGAACGAATAAGCAATCTCCTGCTTTCTGTTCCGATACCGATACCGCCCCTTTTTTTCTTTTTGCTCACTCTTTTCATTGCCACACCGATAAAACCATAGTTCCTTTTCGATTGCACCTTTCAGGTCCATCGGAATAACCGGGTAATACTCATTTAGCATATCCAGAATCTTCATTTCATCTGTCAGATTTGGATTGCGCATAATCTCTTCCAGCTTAAATCCAACCCGAAAATCAGACCGTATCTCGTACTTCCTGCCGGATATGTCAACCATATCCGGCAGTTTCTCCACGAGGAAGTTATAACGTACCATGCGCTCCTTCACCTTCACCCTCTGATGCAGCACCCTCTACAGATGCCAGTCCGAGAATTTCATTGATTCTTTCGGTCTTCTCCTTAATCACTGGATTTACCTGCTGTTTATACAATGCCGCCATCTGCTCCAGTGCGTCCAGACAGGTAAGGAAGTCTGTCTCTTCCCCGAATACCTTTCTTGCAGAACCTGAACCAAATGTATCATCTATGTAGTCAATAACTGCATTGCACTGTTCTTCTAACTGTTCAGAACCGCTTGCTCCTTCCATGCCGGCCGCTGCCCGGATTCGAAAGCACGCCTTGTTAAACCCATCTTCAAATTTCTTCGCCGTTGCCGGATTCAGCAGTGCCGCTTTCAGCGTTGTCCCCAATATTTGCACTTCCATCATTTTCATTTACAGTCGTCTCCTCTTCTATATTTGTTTTCCTGTCTGTAAGCTCCTCCCCCGCCTGCAATACTGCGGGTTCTGTTCATTCGGAAGGAGTCGAATAGGTATATTCTGTCGGGTTATTTCCGATTTTCTTAAACTCAATGTCTACTGCAGAGGATTCCCCTGCATTTCCTGAACCGTCTGAGTTTACGATGATTGAACACTGTCCCTTTTCTCCCTTTCCAGTCAGGATGTTAAAGTACACATAATTTGTTACAACTCCATTTCCGGTTCCGTACTTCATACCATGAGACAGACAATAATCCTGTGCCTCATCCCCGACGTATCTATCTCCTGTCACTGCAAAAGAGCGCTGTGTTCCTGTTTTCATTGTGTTCTGTCCGGAACGGATATACTGCTTGTCCTGCGTCACTGGATTCAACTGTGCATCCAGTCCTGCAATCCCCATTTCAACTACCACAAAATCTTTTTCTGCTGTTGCAGCCCCAGTATTAGGTTTCGAGTCGATTGCAAATACATAATCATCGTTTGTCACCCATCCTTCATAGTCAGGATTCGGGGTATGCCCTTTCATCAGTTCGCTTAATTTCATAGTTTTTATCCTCCTATTTCTTTTCAAAATAAAGAACCCTGCACTGAATCGCGTACTGGGCGATTCCACTCTCCCAGTCAACAGTTGCAAGGTTCGGCATGTTCTGCATGTTTTCAATTTTCTTTACTGTGCACTTTTCCCCGAAATCAGGATAATTACGATTCCGGTTCTGTTCCTCAATCCATTCCATGAACTCCTGTGCGAAGTTCATCGCCTCCACATTCATGTCATCCGTTCCTGTGGAAAACGGCCATGTAATCAGGATTGTGAACCCATATTCTTTATCCGCAGCCCTGACATATTGTTTGACTACTTTCGCGGCATAATTCGTCAGAAATGAAATAGACTGTGGAGAACCATCGGAAAAGTTGAATGACACCATCTTCCCGACCAGTTCTTCCACCTTGTCATTTACAAATGACTGCATCACTTCATGTTTTGTCATCGTTTCCCTCCGTGTATATAGGCGTTGACAGACTGGATGTATTCCTGTCCTCGTGCCGTCATCATCGCCTTTTCCCAGTGAGACGTCGCAAGCGGGTGTTTTGACCTGTTGTGGTTCAGCTTTCTCCCAGTGGTTACTTTGCCCTCGCCATATCTCGCCCAGGGGCTGCCGGTTATCTTAGACACCATAACAATTCCCTCATGCTGGAATCTGGCGTAAGGTGAATTATAATGCACGATTCCTTCATCACCATCGACATAGCAGCTAATATTTTGAGAAAGATTCATACTCAAGGCGGGGACGTACGGGTCCATAAGGCGTTTCGCCTCACTCGCCATAAACAGGAGCGTGTTCTTCCCGCCGGTTGCTTCATCCAAAATCTGTACAATAGACTTGTTCCACTTAAAATCAACGCTCATAATCACCCTCCCAACCTGTAATGTTTTGCGTGACTGGACGATGTATTATCTGAAAACGCTGTCACCAAGAACGCTTCCGGCTTATGCTTGCTCAGAAGCTGTGATGCGGTATTCGGAGAAGTTCCGGTAATTTCTTCCTTACATTCCCCTTTGACCACTACATCATTCACACTGCAAGTAAAATACTTCTTCCGTTCCATTTCTGGGAGTTTTATCCATTCCGAATAAGGTCTGTATCTGTCTGACTCAGGTATCCGAACGGTATATGCATTCGACATCTTCATCCCATGACCAGAAGATGAGCTTTCCACAACACCGGAATACACCTGCCCGACCACATTTTTATAAAAGCAGTCCACCAGCACTGTTTTCTGCCAGATATCTCTCGTGCTGTCCGGATTGTCTGCTGCCTTAAAACAATTGTATATTGTGATGGTCTGGTTATAATTAGGATTCATCGCTCCACCCCGCAATACATTAATCCGGATGACGCAAGCCACTTATGAATAACCCTGTATATATTGCCCTCTAATGCAGCGTCCGTCATGTCTGTAGTTGCATAAGTACCGGATTCGCCATCGTTATTGTAGCTCTGCAAGATCCGTCCGTCTTCTTCCTTCATAGAATCAAATACACACATCTTTTCCGAAATCTCACAACAGCACATCTTTACATCCTCCGGAATCTCTTTCATATCATCCAGCCTGCCAAACGTAACTCTTCGAATTCTGGAAGATGCCTGCATCGCCCAAAATTGGAAATCTTCTTTCGGAATCTTTGGATTTCGTCCAAGCAGATACCCTGCGACGTAAAACTCATAATCCGCGTATATCTTCATACTGACATCTTCCTCCTATCTAAGCCGCAGATGTCACATCTGCAATCCCGGTGCCAACACATTTGTTATCCGAATCCACTTCTACAATAACGATTTTCTGTCCGGATGCCGCCTCAATATCAGCTTCTCCATCCCATGCTTTATATCCGGTCGTACATGTTACACCAACCGCTGGGACGGTAGGATTTGCAGCCACTTTATACTTGTAGCTATTACCGCCTGTCAAAATTGGCTCCACCGTAATCTTGGTAGAGCCGCTCGTGCTACCCGCTACTGAGGTAACAGTCAGATTAACTAGGCTGCCCGTTTTTTTACAACCGCATAATTTTTATCGCCCAGGCGATATCCGGATACAATCTCTACCTGCGCGAGAGTTCCGTTGAAGTTCTCGGAATCCTTCAGGCGAGCCATAGACAACAAGTCCACGATATGGAGTCCTCTCCAGTCGTACATGATGTACTCCACTTTGGACAGGTCTTCTGTCTGGAGTGTTCCTGTATAGTCGTAATACTTTGCCGCTGTTGACAGGTCGAGCATATTGCACTCTACCCAGAGCATTCCGAGATAATAACCCATCTGGCCAGTTCTGATGATTTCATCATTCTTGACCGGAGTGAACTTGTCCCCTGCAACTTCCAACATTGTACTGTATGTTTCAACAGACGCAAGCACCACGTTTGCAGACGCTTTCTGTTTCCGGATTGACTTTCTTCCTGCAATAACCTTTTTAATGATATTTGATTCTGTAATTGCCTCTGTGTCCCCCATTACTGTTCCTTCATGTGCGAGACACGCAAGACCGGACATCTGCCAGCCTTCACGGCATACCTGCACGGACTGGGACAGATGCTCGTCCGCCATATTGTACGGAACTGCCTGCGCCTGCACATTATAGATTTTTGTTGACTCCTGCTGTGCATTGTTTATGAGCAGTGGAATCAAGTCGTTATCTGCATTCCCATGTTCAAAATCAGATGCAGGGGATTTCGGCGCCTTCGCAGCTTTTGCCGCCAGCTTGAAAATCTTTACTGCGCCAGCTCCATCTGCCTCTCCCTGATGCTGGTCACTGAATGTCAGTCCCGGCTGAAAGATTGCATCGAAATAAAAATTCGGTTCTACAATCGGACTGTATTTTTCACTTACGTTATACCCACCATATTCCATAGTTTTATTCTCCTTTTTTATTTTGCATATTTGTTGTTGCCGTACTTAGCTGTTCTATAAGCCTCTTCTTCAGACTTTGTCTGAGGCTTGTAGGTGTTATGTGTTCCACGAACCCAAGTCTTTTTCTGTTCTTCTTCCTTTTCAAAGTCATCCGGATATTTTTCTTTGATGCTTTTCATATACTCGTCAGCACCTACAAAAGCACCATCTTTGTATTCCGGACCCTCTGAGAGGAATGTGGCAAGGATTGCCTTTCTCGCAAGCGGTGATTTGATTTTCTGTGTATCCAGAAAACGTTCTGCGGCAAACTGTCTGCCCTGATTCTCAATCTGCTCTTGCAGGGCCTGTGTATCTCTGTTGTACTTTGCCTCCCAATCAGCAGCAGACTGTTTGATTCCATCAATGTCCATATCCTTGTATGATTTAATGGTAGTATTTGCATCATCAAGCTGCGTCTGCAAGCCATTCGACTTCGTTTCCAATGTCTGATACTTTTCTCTGCTGACATAATTGCCTTCCGACAAGTCTGCATACCGTACATGCTGCAGTTTATCTTCAATTCCTGCATTATGCTCCTGAATCTTTGCATCAACCTGTCCAAACAGTTCCTCGCCTAATAATTCTCTAAGTTCCATATTCTTCCTTTCTGCGGTCATTGTTTTTTCATGCGGTGTCTCCGCTGGCCGTGGCAGTTATTCTCCCATGCCACAGGGGATAATTTCCAAGCAGTTTTATTGTCATAATGGTTTTTCGGACATAATAAAAAGACGCATAACCCGGCGCCTATTCGGGAGATATCGGATTACCTTCTTTCTACGGATAACCGCTTGCCATCAAACGCAACCACCTCACCAACTTTTGCAATTTCATTTCCGATTCTCACTCCTTTCAATTTTGCGGTGCCATCAATAAAATGGTATATGAATTTTATTGTTGTATAATTAATGCGGGCAGTCAGCCAATCAGGAGCTAACATGTCCGCATCTTCTGTTACTGTATACGATTGTTTCATAAGCAGTCAACTTCTTTAAAAGTCTTGAATATTTTTGGCGACTGTATCGCAAACCAATCTACAATTTCCTCATTTTCTGCCCATGCACCCATATGACCATATGTATTTGCTGATAAACCACTCTCATAAAGAAAAGCATGAATAATCTCATGCCTAAGGTTTTTGTTATGCAACCTCTTTTTCCCCTGTTCAGTCATATCCTTATCATTGTTTAGTTTC